AAGGTCGTATGACATAGGTGGGCTGGACCCATCTACTAAAACAGTACGCTCTACACCATCAAAGTTAAAGTCTTCAAACCTAACCTTACCACCGCCTGTCATTGACACACTTAGGAATGTCACAGAGGCATTATCGGCAGGGCTAGAGGCGAGAGCTGGGTAGATACTAAGGGTACCCCCACCGGAGGTGATTGTAGGTGCTGAGAGGACCGTATACACCTTCTCTACACCACTGATTATAAACGTATCCCCTACGTGAGGCACGTATGTGTCACTCCCCACCCCGTCTATTACTAGGTTTGTACCAGTCTGAACCCCACCGTTGACGAGAACAGTACCATACGAAGGAGTGGATACATTAACCCAGCCTGACCCAACACTAGTCCAAATAGAACCGTCACGTACTGCGAGGGTGCTCCCACTAGACACACTAGTGTCGTAGAAATAGTGAAGACCTTCAATAACAGACGTCTTATTGCTCCACGTAACATCAGCTTTATCAGCTGGCGAGGAGTTAAGGGTTGTTGTAAGTGTCAAGGTAGCTTCTTTGTTAACAGAGCTATATAACACACCCCCGATACCAATTGTATAGGTTCCAGTAACCCCGTTGATAGTAAAGGTGTCTCCATCTGAAGGCTGCTCAAATAGATTAGACAAAACGAGAGTAGTCCCTGTCTGCCCACTACCTTGTACTTTCGTCTCACCGAATACTGGGACGATATTAGAGTCTGACTTAGCAAACCCGTTAATACGACGATAGCCACCCTTAACAGACGGTTCAAAGTTAGTCAATACACGGGCTGAGCCAGGGGCCTTAACACCATGTTGCAAACGCGACATGTTGCTGATAAGACCACCCTTGAACTCAATAGGGACTGATTGCCAACCAGTAGCCATTAGCTCACTCTCTTACTTATAACACCAAGGGAAGGCTGAGCTACACGGCTATCACGTACGTACTCATAACGGTTAACGTAAAGCGTACGCATATGATTTATACCTTCCTGGAACTTAGAGAGAGCTACCTGTGCAGCCTGGTCATTGTTACGGAAGACGTGGACATGATACATAGCTCCGTCCACAATAATGTGCCGGAAGTCCTGCGGGATGCTAGGTATGTCCGAGAATAGCTCCATCTCAATAGGTGTCTGGTAATACTCGTATACAAGGGTATAGGCTTCTTTAGGGGCCGGGTGTACGATGTACTGATAACCAGGGGCCTGGCAGACCTTGTTCGGAACACCACGTATACCTGTGTTAGAGGTGTTATACTCATCGTCTACATAGTTACGAAGGTACTGCTCGTAATCCATAGGTTTAAGGCTATTTGTTGGGTTACCAAAAGTAACATCACGCTTCACACGGAAGGTGTTCCAGTCTATATTCTTCGCACCAGTAGGCCAGTCGTATCGCAGGTCACCTGCTGTTAGGGTGTCTTCTTGCTCAACAAAGTTAAAAGGCCACTGGAAGGTGTCCTGGTTTATCTGATGAATAGAGTTATTGATAGCGTCTTTAGCTGTTCCGTAAAAACCAACAGCAGTTGAAAAGTTAGAAGAAGTGAGGGCTGTCTCGTTAACACGACGATTAACATCGTTAACCAGACCTAGAAAGTTGTAAGCCATCTTATCGCTCCTTCACGGGCAGTTGGATAACACGTTCTGCTACCAGGTTAGTATTGTAGGTTATAGCGCAAGTTACCTTATAGGTGGTATTGGCTGTACCTGCGGCCCACCTTACAGTAGCTACTGTATTTGTGTTGCTCTGCGCACCTAGTGTAAGCCCGTTTACTGTTTCAGTAACCGAGATAGCTGTCTTAACACCATCAGCGTCACTCACATACCACTGTACAGAGTTAATAATCTCATCATTTAGAAACCGAGACCAGTCAACTGAGTAGTCTAGTATTTCGTCAGGGTCTTTAAAAGGCCATTTCATTACGCTGCTATCCTTGTCGGTCTTATAAGTATCTGTCTATTTTCAGGCCCTACAAAGACAATGTTCGAGTAATCCTGGGGTCCCACTAAAAGGGACCTGTTTTGTTCGTTGACATTCACTGTAAGGCTTGTGTCTTGTTCAAAAGGCCCTAACTCCCAGATAGAAGGCGTTACAACTTCAGATGTAGTCTCAGTCGGAGTTTGTAAGAAGACAATACCTGTGACTTGAACAGGGTTTGTAACGTTAGAACCTGACTCTACGTTAGTTGAAAGAAGGGCGTGTCTCTGTTGTATTGGTACGGAGGCTGCACTTGACGTCGACTCTACTGACGTTGCGAAAAGTTCATTACTCTCTTTACAAACAGGTGTTGAGACTTCCGATAAGCTCTCTGACCCGACACTCGTTAAATTATGCAGTTGGCCGGCGGTGGGTAACGTTAGTGTTGTAGAGGACTGTACATCGGTAGCATCTAGTATGTTTAGTTCGTCTATGTCAGGGGTAGTCACCTCAGTATTAGACTGTGTTACTACACTTAATAGTACTTGGGCCTGAGTTAAACCTGGTGTAGTTACCTCAGTGTTAGTTTCAACACTAGTTGCTGTTAGGTTATGGGTTTGAGATAAGGAGACAGCTACAGTCTCACTGCTAACCTCAATACCCGGTGTTGTGTAAACAGCTTGACCATATACTGACGTACCGTAGGCATTACTCCCACTCGCTTTTAATATATGATCAGCCATACCCTGTAAGCTCTACTTAAGCGTCACGGATAGTGATTGAAACAGCATCCAATGAGAAAGTGTTACCTGTTGTAACAGCCTGAGAGGCAGACAAAGCGCCAGTTGCGTACAGGACAGAAACACCGTCAGTAAGGGCCCAGAAGGCAGCAGTACCGGTACCAGTTACGGAACCTGCTGAGATAGCCGGTACGATAACACGACGACCGTCAGTTGCACCGTTCTCAGGGGCACCTGTGTTTACAGTAGCATTACCGAGGGTTAGTGTTGAAGTAGCAGCAGTGTAGGTAGTAGGTTCAGCTGAGCAGATATCCAAACGAGTACCGTTTGTGTCCACAACTGTCAACCCATTGTCAAAAACGGTATCAGCGATAAAAGCCATTTAGTTATTCCTTTAAGGTTGGGGAGGAAGGGCCCCGAAGGGCCCAACCTTAAGTATTATGCGAGTGTGTCACGATCGACTTCAGCAGCAGCTTTAGTACCTTCGTTAACGTCACATACGATAGCCCAAATACGTGCAGTAGCAGCAGTAGCTGTTCCAGCAACAGTTTGAACCATATCAATTGTGTCAGCAGCAGCAACAACACCAACTACGTTACCGACCTTAAAGGTACCGGCAGCAGCTGAGTTAATGTCTGTGCTTGCTAAGAAGTTAGTTGTACCGTCACCGATAGTGATGGTGTGAGTAGTAGCAGTGCCTACAGCACCAACCAACTCAACGCCAGCGGAAAGTACGAGAGTACCAGCGCCGACAGATGGACCAACGATAGTACCGGAAGCGGCACCCGTTGTTACTTCCAGCTCGACCATGTAAGGTGCGAACTTAAGGGATTGTGATAAAGCCATTGTATAATCCTTTCAAAGATATGACTGTAAGAGGAAGGCACCCCCGAAGGGGTACCCGATCTAATTAAGCCAAGTTATACTTAGCGGTTACAAGAGCTTCTGGACGCAGAATCTTACGACCATAGAGGTGCATACCACGAACAATGTCAGCAAAGCTGTCAGGGTCACGGTATGTTTCTGTCTTGTTGATCTGCTCAGCAGTTGCAACAGCAGAGTCATGTCCACCAACAATAACACCGTAGTCAGTGTTCTGGTTAGCTGTACCTGTAGTAGCAGCACCACCACCTACGCTTGGCAGGTTGTTTGAGACATAGACGCGGAAGCCGTTCCACTTGTTCATGACGAGACCATTGCGCAGGGCACCTGAGTCACCGAAGTCAGCGTTCAGGAAGCGGCTGTCTTCGTCCATGAGTACTTCAAGCATAACTGGGTCAATTACGATCCAGCGGCCATCTTTGTCAACGTTCTGTTGGTCAAGAAGACGACCCATGCGGTTGATAAGCATAACAGGTGATACGTAAGCTGTCGGCAGGGCTGTTGCACCTGGGAGACGGGCCGCAACTGGGATCGAGTGATCAGCAGCTGAAGCAGTTGTTACGTTACCAAATGAATCCTTACGCAACTTCATTGAAGTCAGGAGTTCGTCTGTACCAGCAGTAGAAACAGCAACAGTACCGTTTACTTGGTCGTTGACAGTGTCACCGGCAGAATGCAGAGCAGACTGTTTGTAACCTGAAAGGTAACCAAGAACTTCTTGGTCAAGCTGGTCAGCCAAGCGGTATGCCGCACGGTTGGTTGCAAGGTCCATGAAGTTAACGTGGCTGTGTGCTTCTTCGATATCGTCGATCTTGAATGCGAAGTAGTTAGCTTTGTCAACAACGAGAGAGAAGTCTTCGTCATCAAGGTCTTGTGCAGCAATCTGTGTACCACGTGCGTAGCTTGATACTGAGATTTCTGGTTCTTTGATGATCTTAACTGTATCACCTTGTGCACTGATCTCACCGAAGTAGTCAGAGTTAGTGATGTCGTTACAGATTGCCTTCTTACGGAAAGCAAGTTGGACTTTCTTCGAATAGATTACTGAAGAGAAGTTACCGTTTGGGAGGTTGCCGTGACCGGCAGCTGATTGGAAAGCCATTGTATATATCCTTCTAGATGTTTGGCTTGATAAAATAGGACGTAGTGGTGCCCCAGTTAAGAGAACCTAAACAATCGGGATAAGAGGCTGATAGGTTTCTAGGGTGCTTTCGGGGTAGCTTGCCAGCTAGTCCCTCCAGGGCCTGTACTTAATCAGGTAAGTCTTAGAGATTATTAGTGTTCAGTAGTCGACCCCGTTAGGGGCTACTGTATATGTCTACGGGTATCCTGGTAGGGGCCGTTAAACATATACAGTTATATCATACTCATTCTTGAGTGTCAAGGTTTAATTGAGTATAATGATATTAGCGAGCACGGCCAGAGATGTCATAGACAAACTTACCTGAGGCCATTGCTTCTTGGATTTCATCGTAGCGATCCTCAAACTCTTTATCACTCATCTTAGAGACAACTGATTCCTTGAGGTAAGAACCTGCCTCGTCTGTATCAACTACAGTACGGGACTTCTTAGCTACTGTCTTAGCAGCATCCTTGGCTTGTGCCTTCTTAGCGGAAGGAGTAAGACCATTGTCGACCTTATAGAGGTCAAGAACACGGATAACACTACCAGCATCGTCTGAGTTCTCATAGAGAGCATCCCGTACCCACTTAGGTTGTTCATCAACCCAGTCGTGGAACTCGTCTGCCTCACGGAGGTCATCGAAGTCAGAGTGTGCCTTACGAATCTCTGTCTCAGCACGGGTACGAGAAGCTTCGTACTTAGCATCGTCTAGCTCCTTGAACCGTTCATTAGCATCAGCAAAACGCTCAGCAGCCTTCTTCTCAGCAATAGTCTCCACAATAGCAGCTACGTCTGGGTGTTTGCTGGCCCAAGCTTCGATGTCTTCGTCTGACTTAGGTGGACGGACAGAGGTGTCGGACTTAGCAGCTTCAAGCTTCTCTTTCCATTCCTTTTCCTTCTCAGCCATATGTCGACGAAGATCACCATACCGTTTCTTAAAGGACTTCTCCTCACGGCTAAGCTTCTCATCATCTTCCTCAGACTCATCACCCTCAGGAGCGTCCTCTACAGGCTCTTTAACCTCTTTAGGTGCCTTGGGTACCTCAGACTCCTCCTCGACCTCCTCGGGGGCCTCTACGCCGCTCTGAGACGCCATCAAGGCTGCTAGTTCCGCTTCATCCTTCTCAATACGAGCTTGTTTAGCTGCGTAGTTGCTTCCACGGGCCATCATAGCCTCATTAGTCTTTACTTCTTTAACCATGTCTTTAGCCATTGTATATTCCTTTATGTTGGGGTCAGCTTACGCTGAGTGGCCTTAGTTAATTATATAGGATAGTTGGTGAGGGCCTACTTGCGGCCCAAACCTTTCTTAACAGTTGGTTTCTTTTCCATCTTCTTCTTGGAGGGACGAGGTGCTACGAGACCACCTTTAGCCATACCACCCCAGCCGGAGCCTTGACCTTGGTCACCTTGCCCACCTGTGGCAGCACCGGCTGCACCGTCACTTGCACCGCTTACACCGTTACCCCTACCATCGTTACCACTAACACCTACACTACCTGTGCCGCCTTGCTGGGCCCCACCTGAGGCTTGACCTGCAGTTCCTCGTCCTTCAGGGCTATCATAACCACCTGACCCAGGTGCGTTCATTTCAGCAATAGACTTACCTGTACGAGCGGAGGCCTCCAGCTGGGATGCAACTCTATCACCAGCATTAGTACCTAGTCCACGGTAATCTGCAGCGGTACGGCCTACACGTCCTGTAGATGTAGGAGCTGTGGTTGTACCTGTTGAAGTAGATGTTGTCGGAGAACCCTTAGGTGCTTTACCGTTTTTCGAGATAGCTTCAATAGCTTGTGCAGTCTTCTTTGCTAGACCAGAGGTAAAGAGTCCATTTGTGTTTAGATTCTTCGATTTAGCAAAGCTTTTAGCAGCCTCTTCAATAGCCTTAGCTTGAGCTGTATGGCCCTGGGCAGCTAGTGCAGCTGAGTTAGCCATAGCCTCTGAGTAGGCCTTACCTGCCATAGCTTTACCTATAACACCAGCACCTAAGACCCCTAACGGGCCACCGAAGATACTAGACCCAACATCAAGAGCCTTTGAGCCAAAGGACCCCTCACCGCTCAAGGTAGACATGGTCGCCTCAGCAAGTGCATCTGGGTCTCCGTAGTCGAAACTACCCATCCAGCCTTTACCAGCGTTCTCGTCTACCTCTGTGTTATCCTGGGGCCCCCCTTCTTCTGCCCTAGGTGTTTGAGCATCTGGGTCTATTTCACAAGAGTTGGTGGTTGCATTGAAACGGTAACCAGGAGGACAGGTTACACTATTATCCTTTTCGGTAGCTTCTGTTTTATAAGCAGGGGTCTCTGTGTTATTTGATTGATACCCTGTATACGAGAAACCCATCTGGTGTTGACTAGGGTCAAAAGAACTACGGTAGGTACCATCCTGTACTACACCACCTTCTGCCATACCTTGTATAGCAGCTGGTTGAGCCTGTGGGCCTGCATCTTGAATGAAGATACCCTTAGCTTTCAGCATGTTTACAATAGATGGGTCTTTAGCTGCAGCACCTTTAACACGATCAATAATACCGTTGATGTCAGCGCCCGGTACAAGACCACCAGCTGCGTAACCATCGAGTTCCTCTAGATCAGACGAGAGGGTGTGCTCTAGGAGCTCCTCTTTAGCCTCAGGTGTTGCTACAGGCTCACCACCGATACGTCCGTTCTCACCCATCTCCTCAAGACCATCTTTTGCCTTGTTGACCATCTTCTCAAGAGTAGATACACCGATGTACTTAACTACATCAGCAGGCACAACGTACTCACCCTCAGATAGTTTAACATCTACGTCATCACGTACATCTGAAGCGTTAGAACCTACAGGGATTTCATTACCCGACACAGGGTCGACATCCATACCGTCTGTGGCCAACCCACCTTCTTCCATCATCTTATCCATCTGTGTCACTTCTCCACCTTTAGCGTATTGTTGAGTTTTTCTGAGTAACGACCCAGACCGTTTCTTAGCGTAATTGACTGCTTCTTCTTGTGATTTAAAGTTAGGAAGAGCTTCACCAGTAATCCAGTCGATTGGACCGTTTGTTCGTACGTGCTCTCTAATGGTGTCTTCATCGTACTGAGTACCATCTTCAGCTACGGTAGGGAACGTATACCAGACTTCTTTACCACCCTCTTCTACAGGGAATGTAACAGACCTCTCGGAGTACTTCTCACCTGTAGTCCCATCGATCCAGACTGGACGACCTTTAGCAGTCGTTTCGTCAGTCTTACGGTTAGGTCTAGCCTTAGGTCTAGTAGGTTCACCCATTAGATCATCTCCGTTCTAGCGCCATTGATTTTATCACGGAGCTGTTTGAGGCTACGTAACGCTTTGATCTCACCTTGTAGACGATGTAAGTGCAAAGGCTCATCCCTTTGTTCTATTTGTTTCTGTGCAAACGTTATACGCTCGTCGATCTCTTCACAGAAAGAGTCCCAGAGAGCTTTATCGTTTACCAGTCTTTTGATTTGCATTGTCTTGTTATCTTTCAAATACTTGAAATTGACTAGAGGGTAGGGTTGTTACACCAGCAGTGCTTGTCACTGATTACCACTTAGGCCCGAAGCAAGAGAGGCCTCTAGGCCAGCGCCGTTACCCGATCCGTTATTAGCTGAGTGGCCTTGTTCACCTGGGACCGGGGCTGCACCTGTACCCATACCACCAGCAGGCATACCACCTGTAGGTGCCTGAGGTGCCTCACCAGGAGCTGCCGCTGGGGCAGGAGGTGGGTTTTGTTCTTGGAACTTCTTAAGAATCTCAGCTTGTACAGCTGCATCACTCAGAGAGTTAGCCACCTTATCAGGGTCGAGGTCCATTGACTCAGCAATCTCACGGATGATGTAATCCATCTTAGCGAAAGGAGCCAAGGCTGGGTTCTGAACAACTTGCAAGAACTGCATAAGACGTTGGCTACGTACTTCGTTAGCCATAAGCGACGAGGTACCACGTGCCTTAACTTCAAGGTCACCCTTGATCTCAGGATCGTGGTCGAACTGCATGTTGAAGGAGAAGAATGCTTTACCAAGTGGTCCAAGCAGGTAGTCGTCTACGTTCTTAATAACTGTACGGATAGAGCCGTTGGCAGCTGACATGAGCATAGAGATACCACTAGCTGTACGACCAACACCTGATACACCTGTTTGACCGTGTGAGAAGCTAGGAAGACCTGTTGACTCATCGGCAAGTACACGAGCCTTGTCAAACATCTGCATGTTCTCGTTAGACACGTTAGGGAATGACGTACCAAAGATAGCCTGACCAGGGGCACCGCCTTGACGACGGAAAACCTTACCGGGGTATACCTCAAGGTCTTGGCCGGGGGCTAGGTTATTCTCATCTACTTCGATAAGGAGGTTACCTGACAGGGCTGCGTTATCCACAGCCATACGCATGAAGCCATTCATAAGCGTCTGTGTGTCATCCATGTTCTCAGCAAGACCTACACCGAAGAAGGAGTAAGGGTTTACCTCGTAAGGTACTGCGTAGTAGGGGATAATCTGTGGGTTGAATGGGTTCATAACCAAACGGAGAACTTGACCGTTACAAATCCATACGTTTACATTCAGCTGATCAACCTTACGGAGCTCACGTGGGATATCAACTTGGTAGTCCTCTAGAATCTCACGATCTACATAACCCCAGAACTCTAGAACCTCGTAGCGCTCGGTAGCTGTCTCAGAACTATCGTCCTCCATAGCTTGCTCCCACCACTCTTTAGTGTAGGATGCACCGTTAGCCAACGCCATATCAATAGCATTATCACGGAAGAAGGGACGCTTCTTAAGACTACGGAGTTGTGAACGAGACATCTTGTGACGCTCTACAGCGTACTCAGCTTCGTCCATGTTGTTAGCGTCTGGGTCCGGGTAGAAGTTCCAGATAGACACAGAGTCACACGAAGGCATTGTCTTAATACGGGGTTTGTAGTTACCCTCTTCATCCCAGTGTGGGTATTCTTTATCTACTGCAAAAGGACCCTTCATAATACCAGTACCGAACAAAGCACACTCAAATGCTGCTGTACGGAGCTTCTTAGAGGCGTTAGACTCCTCCAACTGGTCATGGATCTTCTTTTCCATCTTCTTAGCGGCCACCATAGCTGGGTATACGGTGATTTCAGTCGCTGTTGTACCAGGACCTTCCTTCAACGTATCCATAACCGGCTCTAGTTTAGCCTTCATAGCACCAAGACGCTCTTTAAGGTCTACAACTGTCTCCCCTGGGCGTAGTTTGGTGTCTTCTGGTGACAACTGTGGCCCTTTAGCTTTCTTCATATCGTCATTTGACTCAAAATGAGCTGATTCTACGATACCTTCAGGTAAAGAAGTTGGGTCTACGGAGATTGGGAACTTATTATTACCGAAAAGCACCTCTACAAGCTGACCATAGGCTGCAAGAACCTTTGTTTTGGTGACTTTAACGAAGATACGGGACTTTTCAGTCGATGTAAACTGTACATCTGGGCCGTAGAGGCCACGGTAGTTACGGTAAGAACGTACCCAACGTTGTTCATCGGTGTAACGGGCTGTCTCAGCCTTGCTGAACCGCTCTTCCACGAAAGAAACAACAGCACCTACAGGCTCATCAGTATAGTCACCCTCTTTAATGTCCTTCACAAAAGAAGAATCAGACTCTTCCATGTTGTGTTCAATCTCAGTGGCGTCTGTTTCGAAGTTATCCATGTCTTTTCCTTGTGAGTCTTAATAACCGAAGACGGAGTCGGAGGCCTGGAAGCCTGATCTTTGTGCGTTAGGGTCGTAGTCAAAGAGACTACTGCGAGGTCTTGTCATTAGGCCGTACCTCAGAGCATCGTAACCGTGGTCAATAGGGCTCTTTGTATCTACATCTTCTGGATTATTCTTATCAAGAGGAAGAGATGGAAGTTCCGAGATGAGGTTACGACAGTTGTTAAAGAATACTAGTCTTGGTTCTTCTGTAAACTCGTCTACCTGCAGTCTACGGTGTATTTCGTTCTTACCTGCGATACGAGAACCTTTGGAACGATCAGATGGTCTCCAACGACAACCCTTCATAATCATCTGTTCAGCTAGAGAAGGGCCTGTGTCACCTCTGTTGTGCCAGAGAGAGCTATCGAGCACACCGTAGCGTATCTTCTCACCAGCTTCAGCTTCGAGAATCATCTCAGCCAAGTCTACCGCTGTGACCTTGCTGCAGTAGAGCTCCCGGTAGATAACGATCTGCTCAGCAGGTGTTACAGCAAACCAGAGAACTGCTGTCATTGAACCGTAACCGTAGTCACACGCCCTGAACTTAGGCCAACTATTTGGGATATCGTACGGCTCAACTACGTGCTTCAATGTACTGAACTCAGAGAAGGCTGAACCTTCAGAGATGCTCCAGTCACCGTCTAGAAGTTGACGACGTTGGTGTTCAGGCATTGAAAGTAGGTTAGCCTCGTACATACCGTCTTCTGATAGGTACGGGTTGTTGAATAGGTTAGCTGGGATGAACCTACGCTTAAAGAGAGGTTGACCCTCCCTTGAGTGACCTTTTGGCCACGTAATTGTTTGCCCATGTTCGTCTGTAGCGTAGAAACTAGAGTTAGCTGGTGCTGGGTCGATGAACATCTTCTTAACCCAGAAGTGACCAGGGCCACCAGGGTTAGTTGTTGCTCTCATGTACAAGGGTAGGCCTGAGGCACTAGTTGTACGTAGACGAGAACGCATGTAGTTCC